TTTTGATCTTATCAAGCGACTCCAGGGCGGTTTCGATGGCGCGAAAATTGATTTCTCCCCGGTAGACAAACGGTTGCACCTTGCGGATGAATCGGCGCGCTAGTTGCTGGTCTCCCGCCGAGTGCCGAATCTTGATGAGCGCCTGCAACTCCCAATCATGCGCCACTTCGCCGTAATACTGGAGGGCGCGGCTGAGCTGAATCGCAAGCTCTCCTTCGTTTCCGCGCGGGCGCAGCCGCAAATCGATGCGGAACGCCGGACCTTCGCGGGTGATCTGCCCCAGCACGTCGGTAAGTTCCTGGGCCAGCCGGATAAAGAACTCGCGGCCGGGGATGGAAGTGGTTTCGGCATCGCGCCCGTCCTCGAAGATGTAGAGCAGATCGATGTCGGAGCTGTAGTTCAGCTCGTTGCCGCCCAGCTTGCCGAGCGAGAGTACGCTAAAGCGAGTTTCAACCAGGCGGTTCTCCGAATCGTAGTGCTGCGGCGTGCCATAGCGCTTGTGCAGGCGAGACTCGCAGATGCGCAGCGCTTCTTCGATGAGCACATCGGTAAGGGCCGATATTTCAGCGGTTATCTCGGCCAGCGTGGCAATGCCGAGAATGTCGCGCAACACGATGCGCACGTATTCACGACGCTTGAAGCGGGCGAGCAGCAGAGATGTGTCGGTCTCGAAAGAACGCGAACGGAAGCGGGCGAAGGCGCCGGCAAAGTCTTCGGCCGATTGCACGCGGCCAAGCGAATCTTCGCGCAGGAATCCCGGCAAAAGGTCCGGATTCTGAATAAGGGTCTCGCCAAGGTACTGACTGTTGGCAAACAGCGCCAGTGCATAGTGCAGCAACTGCGGATGCCGCTCCAGGGCGCGAATCACATCCAACGACTCCGGATACACCAAACGCTCAAAAAGGTTCAGCGCGGCGTCCGGATTCGGGGATTCGGCCAGCAACAACGTCAGGGGCGGAAGCAACGAGGCAGGCACCCGCCGGGCAATGCGCCTGAAATTGGCTTGCGCCTCCCGCGGCGAATGGAAACGTACCGCCGCCATGCCCGCCGGGTACTCCGGCTCGCCGGCGATTTCTGCTTGTGATTGGTCTGCCAAGCCCTTCCCCGCTCACTTCCAGCCAGCGCACATCCAGCTCCCGACCGCTGACTCAAACGCTTTCTTTAGCTGAGGATAGCACGCTGGGGCACAACTAGAGTGGTTTCACCGCAGGCGCTTCCGGAGTGATCGCCGGGCTGACGGTCACCCCCAGGAAAGACGGCGGTTGCTGAATAAACTCCCCATACTCCCACATCTGCTTACTGCGGCAGATGTGGGGCACCTAGCATCTGCCTGCACAGCAAAAAAAAGGCCTGGCTGAATGCCAGGCCCGGAGCACTGCTTCGGAGGTCAATGAAAAGGCTGCTTAGATGTCGTAGTACAGGCTGAACGCTTTATCAGTATTTGGAATCAATAAGTTACTGATTCTGCGTTCATAACGAATCGAAAAAATCGGTCAAATCGAGCCTGTGTATGCCAAAAGTATGCCAAAGAATTTTTGAACATGTCGTAGTTCAAACGCTATTACAAATCGGGCTGGATGCATTTGGCATACTTTTGGCATACGCTAGCGACGTGCTGGGAGGATATAGCCCAGTGCTCCGGGACCGGAAATCAATACTTTTTATCGGAACTATAAGTTCGCTTTATGGCAGTGCGGCCAGGTGCGGCGTGAAAAGTGGCCTTTTCACCTGCCAGCCAGCGTTGGGCAGCCCGTGCAGGATCAACTTTAAAAATCGCCCGCAACGCCGAGCGCGGCCATTATCTTGCCCCAGCAGTTCTCGCAAGTTTTAACATCAGCGAGCGGAAGGTTATCCACGCCCTTGGATATGTCAGTTTCGGGGTGCCCTTTCAGATACTTTCTGTTTCTTTTTTTCTGCAACTTTACAATCTCAGCATTGTTCAGCACGAAAAACCGTTCGCTACCTTGCTTGAATGACACGAGCACCCAGAAATTCGGCGGGTTGCCTGCTTTCTTTCTTTGCCCGATACGCGTCACGAATCTCCCAATCTGGCTTGCCTTCACTTCAATCCGCACGGTTCGGTTCGTAGCATCATGGCTCGCGTATATATCATTTTGCTTATGATAGCCCGGTGTAATCGCGGCGAAGACTCCAAGCTTGCACAGCTCTGAGACCACGCGGTGTTCCCCGGCAAGTGACAGCAATTCCTTCGTAATAAATTTCTTCTTCATTGCCGCCGTTAGCTTTGCCATTTGATTTCCTCCGCTGGCCATTCTGACACAAAGGCAGCCGCTTCCGGGCAGATTCGGCGGCCCCTTAAATCATTGCAGATTCGCGAACCGTGGGTTACACAACGAGAGCAGTGTATAATTCCGATTCGGAAATCCTTCCGACAGGAGCGAATGACTATGGCTGAGTTTGTTACTTGCCCGGTTGGACACAAAAGCCGAATCTCGGAAGTACGGACGCTGCAGAAGAGTTCCAAGCCCAACGACTTGGGGCACATAGAATGCCCTGTTTGTAAGAGGTCTTGGTGCGAATGCCCGATACATGGAAAGTACAGCTGTCCGACTCCATGCCCACGCTGCACGCCCTAGCGAAGCGTGCTGACATAGTAATAACAATTTAATCCCACACAGACAATGTAAACAACGATGGCGAAGCCGAAAGCAATCGAAAGACTCTCTAGTCCCGATGTTTTGCTACAAAAAAACCAAAGGCCAGCCAAAATACACCAGAGTCCATTGTCAATCGAGGCATCAGACAGGAGCGCATAGAATCGTTTGCCTCGAAAACGTAACACCATGTGGGAACACATGAAACAACCGAGCGCCACGGCAAAAAAGATCAGAATTGCATGAGGGCCAGGATCACGGCGCTTGATTTCTTCCTTGTAGAAACTAATCAGCAGCCCCAAAGAAGTGAAACAAAAGCCTGCAAGAGTGAGGCTCGCCATCTGCTGCTTTTCTAATTCCATCTGTTCAGCATCTCTGAGAATTTCAAACAACCGACGTTTTCCGAAGTGCAAATAGGCCCCCAGAGAGAAATAGAGCGTATAAGGCAGTACATAAATGATGAACCTGACAAAAAGGTGCGCTGGCGCAGCTAATCTGTGAGTCAAACTCACCAGATCGGCTGGAAATAAAAGGCACACGCCTACAAATATCAGTGCGAGCAGTCCAAGAAGCCATTTCTTTGCTGTTGTCATCGCGATTCAGTTACTATAAACCAGCGTTTCACAGTTTCTCCAATAGAAAACCGATCCTTGGGGGCTTTGGTCTTCAGAAGTGCTAACGCTTCCTTCCCTATACCACAGATACCCCGGAAACCTAACCCCCTGTTTGCTTGCGTTGTCGCCAAGCCTTTTTCAACAAAGCACTGTGACGCTTGCTTCGATAAGTAGGATGTGGCTGGCCGCAATCATAGCCAAGCGAGCGGGCGATGTCGCGCAATCTTTGAAGGATGACTCTGACACAATTCGGGCTGATGCCAAGACTTTCTCCAACCGAGACTGAATTCTCCCCGAGCAGCCAACCACGATAAGCGCACGCGGCTTGAAGTTGAAGATATCCACCACACTTGATCACAGCCGCGACATGCTGCGCGTGCATTTCCTTTTGAATCGTAGGTGACGTGGCCCTTATTTTGTAATAGCTCAAGACCCTTTGTTGTGCTGCCTTGTTTAGTTGTTGCCAATCGATATTTTCTGGCGCGGGCGTGGCGCTGTGGCAATACCTCCATACGCGCACGAGCAAAACCCTTTGTAACTGTTTGCCATTTTTGGCAAAAGGCGGAACCCATCGGCGGCCCTGTGCCCGATGCTGTGTTGACATGCGGCCATAGTCAGCAAATGAAAGTTTGCTTTCGACGCTGACCGGGTGGGTTTGGTAGTGGTTTTGAAACTGCCAATCGTCAAACCGCGCGACGCTGCTCATTCTGCCGCCTGCATCTCTGCGAGCACCCGCAGCGCTTGGTGGTGCGTGTTTAATCGAACAGAGTAGCAACAATCACATTCCGCACATTGACGGCGCGTATCACCGCCGTCTTCTTTCACACGCATCCAAACGTGTGAGTGACACGCCGGACACCCGTTGCCGCGTTTATTCGCCAATGTGCGTCCTTCGTCGGTAAGATGATCCGCAGAGCTGCGCGGGAGTACAACTTCGCGTGTGTCACTCGGTGGGTCCGGGCAGCACATCCGGCAGTAAGCTGCCTTATCACCGATGGAACCTGCGCTTAGGTAAACACCGTGCTGACACTTGGTAATGCTTGATTCAGAAGGAAGCATACGAAACTAGCGTCCGGGGTGGGGGATCGAGTAGAGGCCGCCGGGCGACGACGGCCCCCACTTTGCATGCGGTCTGGTACAGGGGTTACTCTACCGACCGCGCACAAACTTCAACGTCTCTCAACGTCGCGAAGATGAGCAGGCACACCCGATTGTTCGAGTCTGGCGATTCTGCGTTCGAGCGTCAAAATCCATCCAATTTGGTCAAGCGACCCGCCAAAGCGATGTCCTAGTAATAGAGCACGGGCCTTCAGCTCTTCATCGCTCGTTGTTCCGGTGATCCGGCTATCAGCCATTTCGCCCCGCTTTCTTCTTCAAACTTCGCAGCCATAGAATGCGTCGGCCTCTTTCGCTGTGTAGTAATTCGTGAGTTGTTTTTTGTCTGCTATCGAGGTCTAAACTAACTTCTCCGTCCTCGTCCTGCTCGTATTCAAAACGAAAACAACAATTTTCGTCCGGCTCGTTAGCATCGCCAGCGAAAACATAGTCATCATCAACACTGCAAAAATCGAGTCCGGCTTTGCGACACGCGCGGTCGCATGCATCTTCTAACGCTTGTTGTTCCTGTTTCTCGTCTTCGATGCTACGCACAATTTTTGTTGCCCGTTGGCGTCGCTGCTCGTCCTTGAGTTCAACCGAAGTAATAGCTTGCGCAGTTAGACGGCGAAAGGTAGATTCCGCGTTCCAACCCCGTGCCGCGTAATCAGGCAGAGCACGCGCGGAAACTGAAGTTCCTTGCGGGTATGCTGGAAAAGTGCATGGTGACACGTCCAACAGATCGACATCGCGGAGGGTGCGCAACTGAACACGCGCGCCCGTTTCATCAACGTCAGAACCACTCCAATCGTCGCCACCCGAAGGCACCACAAAACTGAAGGAGCAGGAGTCGATGTCTTGGCGGTGGATTGCGCTGAACACGTCTTTATGCGCTTGCGAATTACGATCTAGCTGGCAGCGAAAGCGTAATCCCGCAGCGGAGTCCTGCAAGGTTAGTGTCCCTGCTGTAGTCCTGCCGAGGATTTGAGAAACATCATGGTTGAATAAACAGACAACATTTGCTTTTTCGCGGAGACTGCGAGCAAAAGCACCGGGGGCAATTTGTTCAACAAATCCGCCCAGATTCCGCGATGTAACGTTGTAACTTGCAGCTACACCTTCAATCGCGAAATCCGAAGCGTTCGCGCGCAACTCCGAACCTGCTAGGAATCTTTTCTCAAGCTTTGTTGCCGACATTTTCTTTTTCTCCTACTTCTAAATAATCAAGCGACCCCATTCTTATTAACGTGGTCGCAAGGTGCTTCTCAGCGCCATCGGTGTGATGCAAGGCCAGTAGGTGCCAGCGTTCGGCTAGGTCTACTTTTGTTGGCGCTACTAATGCGGGTAACTCAAGCCAAGGAATAGGTAGACTAAGCGCCCAAGTCTCGAAAGCAGTAAATGTGTATGTCGAAAGGTTCATCGCGGGTTAGCTGGTTCCTTCCTGCGACACGTACGGCGTGTATGCCGTCGCGTATTCTCTGAGCACGCTTTCGGGGCATTTTCCCGCGCTGGGTGGCAGGTTCTTTTCGAATTCCGAGATTCTTTCAGGCGGGCCAGTAAACCAATACGTCGAACTTCCATCGCAGCGCACCGTGATGTTCCGCCGTCCACTCGAAATAAAAGCACCAACGCTCCATCCTGCTTTTTCAGGCGGAGGTGCTGGCGGGCTATACGGCACCGCTAGTTTGAGTTCGCAAAGAATAGAACTGAGGGTTGGCTCAACTCGGTAGTAAGTTCTCTTACTTTCGGTTGTTAGGGTGATGTCCACTGAAGTTCACCTTTCTAAGTCTACGAAGCGCGACTTCTTTAACGTTTGGCGTTCAGAATAGCGGTTGTGTGTTACGGGAGTCATCAGCCGAAGCTTGGTAGTTTATAGCGGGTGAAAACGTAGTCAACGCCAACGCGCCATAGTGGGGTGCCTTCACTAGTGATGTGGCAACTATCACAAAGGCAGACTACATTTGTTGTGTCGAGAAACCTGCTGACATCCACGCGTGGTGACACTAGGTGATGCACTAACACTGCCGGATTGTGACACTGCTCACCATCTCTTTGAAGCCGCTGACAAATCGGATTATGTGCAAGCATCATCATCCGAAACCGCTCCCAACGCACTGCGCCGTATAGTTTGCGAGTAGCATCATTCTTATAGCGCTCTTTGTCACTCTCGCGGCTGCGCTCGCGTTGCGCTTCGATGGCCTCACGTTGCAAACGTTCGCCTTCCTCGCGATGTGATATGCACCACCGAGAGCCTCGGGCTGTAGGCTGTCTACAGCCTGCAATCGCACACGATGTTGGACAGCGCCACATTTGTTATCTGCGGGGCAGGTTGCCGGGGTCGCACGGTTCATACACGGTTTCACCACTACTCTGTGAGTCCCATGTATCAAGAAATCTAGGCTTCGGGGGTCCACCAGCGAGCCTCGGGCGTATAGGAAGTTTGCGCAAGAACGCCTCCCACTCTTCCGGCTTCTTACACTCGCCATCATGCCCCTTAATTCCTGCGGCCTTGAGTAAATCGAACTTTGCCCGACAAGCCCCGCAGGTGTACATGCGAAGCCACTCAAATGCGTTGAAGAGCTGGTGTTCTCGTCCGCAGTTGCACACGAACGAGAAGCCAACACGATCCCCGTTCTGATTAAGCAGGGAGTACCACTGCCCCGGTATGATGTTTTGGGCGTTTGAATTTGAATACAGTTGCTTCATTGCTTCGTGCTCCCCGAGCGCTTGGCGCGTGCCAGGTCGCAACCAGTCAATAACTCTCTCTTTTACGTCTTCCAAGAACGTCATAAGTCTCCTTTTCCGTTAGACGGAAGTAGTACGGCGAATACTAGCCAAGCAGAACAAGGCCCCTGTTGAGATACACACTTGGTGGCGGTGCGGCTAACATCCTGTCCCATGCGTTCAGCGTGCTTGCTATGCCGTCGATCTTCTCATCTCGGCTTAGTCGTTCGGGCTTAATACCAGCACGCTTTTGTTCATCTTCACTAAGTATCACATTGCCTGCCATCCAGTTCATGCACGGATTCGAAAAATGGACTAGCTCCTGCCTATTTATTGCACCTAAAAACTCGGTTATCGGTGCTGTGAGCTGTTTTGAAGTCTGCTGAACTGCGACACAACTCACATAATTTGTTTCCGAGATTTCAGATGCGAGGGTACTTGCGTGCCAAGGATCATAACCAAGTTCAACCACATTGAAGGTTGAAGCTAACTCCAAAATGAACTTCTTCACAAGTCGTGTGTCTACCATGTCGCCGGGTAATAGCTCAATCCATTTTTCACGAACCCATGCTGATAAAGGCACACCCCACGCTTTTTCTTTAGTAAGTAGGTTTTCCTCTGGCATAAAAAATTGAACGATGATAACTTTTCGTTCCGCAAGGTATTCTGAACCTTCCTCAAAGCGGGCACGCGGCCATAGCAGAGTAACTGCTGTCAGGTCTTGGCTCAATCCGATGTCTAACCCAGCAAAGCACCTAGTATCCTTGTTCATCTTCATGAATTTGATTGTAGCTTCGTATGGTGATTGCTCTGCAATCAAGTCGAGGCCGTTGCACAGATTCCACTTTGCAGAGGGGATGCTTCCTTGGCGTTGCAGCGTCTTTTCCGGCCATAGGTTCAGGTGATATCTCAAGAAAGCATTCAGGCTGCTAGGGTCTTGCTCTACTTCCGCAAGTGTCTTCTGTAGGTGTTCTAACTTGAGAGTTACCCCGAGACTAGGATTTGCCTTCAGCCAAATATCCGCATTGTGATAGTCATCGCCTTTGTCAATCGCATATATTAGGATGAACGTCTCATCAGCATTTTGGATGATTCCTCGCAGAATCTTCTCTCCGATGTCGAACCGCGTCCAACAAAAACAATTCTTTGACTCACCAGCCGTAGTTATTGCAAAGCATAATGGCTGTGTTCTACTAACTCCACCCTTTTGTACCTTGTCGTACTGATCCCGATCCTGCCACATGTGCAGTTCGTCCATAATCAAAGTAGAACCGCGTGTGCCGTCCATACTTTTGATATCAGAGGAAAGAGGCTGCATGGTATTCTCGCCGTCGAAAGCAGTTAGCGTACCCGACCAGCGTTTTACATGATCGCGTAGCTCTTCATTTGCGGAAACCATTCGCTTCGCATCTCGAAATACAAGTGCCGCCTGCTCTTTTTTTGTGGCAGAGCAAAACACGTCAGCAAATTTCTCTTGATCGCAAAGCAAGCCCCACAATCCAATGACAGCGCCGATGCAGGTTTTGCCATTTTTCTTGCCAACCGATACAAGCGCTTCTGTGAATCGGCGGTATCCTGCCGGACGCTTCCACCCGTAAATGTTGCTGAACAAAAATATCTCCCACGGCATCAGTTGCAGGTTGCAGAACCTTTCGGCAAATTCGCAGATGTGTCGAGCCGCGATAGGATCAAAAAACAAGCCACGCGAGCAGCCGGATTCAAGATCGTGCAGGAACCTATCGCAAGCACGCTTCAGAAATTCGCCAGCGACAATCTCCCCCTGAGTCACTTGTAAGGCATACGCTCGACATAGAGATGCTGCGTCATTTTCCGGCCATGTATATGGCTTGCTGTCGGAATCGAGCGTCACAGTCTGGCGCGGTTGCAGACGCGAGGCGAAGCTTGCACGCTCGTTTTGGATGCGTTCTAAGAAATCGTCAAGAGTGTTTCCGGCAGGTTCGGGAGCGTCCTCGGTTTCGGCTTGCTGCTCGAACGGTTTCCTGTTTGCCCAAGTCGCCCGAAGCAATGCCTGCATTGCCGGATGATCTCCGACCAAGTCGAATTCAACGAGGCGGTTTAGCGCCGGGCCGTCAGCACGGCGGATAATGCGCCGCGTTAGGAAACACTTCGCCCACTTTCGCCAAACGCGCCGCCAGTTCGCGTCCATGCCTTGCGGTTTCGGAGGCAAGCCGAAACCATCAGATGGGTTTTCCTCTGCTGCCCGTCGCTTGCGCTCATCCGCAGTCAGGTGCCCGCGAACCTCGTTTAGTGGCTTTTTCCGGCTCATTTTCGGGTTGCGCTAACTCGTTTCATCTGCCATGAATGTCGGATAAATGCAGGCTTTTCGCGGCTTATGTCGGTTGCAGTGATGTGAAAGTCCGCTATAAGAAATCGAAAAAAACTTTTTCGCGGCAGTTACAACACTCGGAACGCACACGCGAAGGCTACGCGTGTGGTACCCGGAGGCTGTTGAAAACAAAAGAGATACCCCCATCCGTCTGATAACAAAGGAGTTATTACATTTTGAGCAGTTCATCCCACGGGTCAAGCTCGTGCTTCGTTGCTTTGCTTGCAGGCGGCTTACCTGCACTACGCTTCCAGCGTGCTGCACGAGCAATCTCAATCGTGCGGCGCGATGACGCAACCTTGGCAGCGCTGCGACTTGCGCCGCCTTTCTTGCCAAGTGCTGACATTACTCGGGCAAGCATCTCATCTGTTACTGGCTCCATATTGAACACCTCATAAGTTATCCGTTGAGTGTTACAGGTAGCAGATTACGAGAGGCGTGCTGTGTTGTGGCTGCTTGTCGGTGGATCACTGCAGACTGTCGTTGATGCTTGCTTCTGACGCTCTACTTCTGACCTTCTACTTCTGACCTTCTACCGTGGTGACTCTACCCTTTTGCGGTGTCTCTGTCGGTGCTGTGTCGGTGCCGTACCTTTACCGTGCCGCAGCTTTGTCGCTGGCGTGCGTTCTGCGCGACTGCTGGCGTTTCGGTGAGGGTTTCTGCCTTGCCATGCGTGCAAGGCTGACAGCGCTGCGGGGCTGTGCAGCGTCGTGCCGTTCTGTCATCCAATCAATACCGTTACTGCCGAGCAAACCTGCTTCTTCGGCGGGTAGCCAAAGCGTACAGCGAATCGGGTTATAGATGAACCCGCGATCAATCATCATCTCGATTGTAGGTTGAAAGGTATATTGGTCTTGACGGCCATAGCGGTTCAATTTTCGTCAATTTATGCATCGTAGGGCAACATTGGTCTGAGCAACTTTCTGACTTTTGCAATTTTGCCAACATTCCGAAATTAAAGAGGGTTATAGCGCCACTGGTTACGCAAACAAGCGCCCACTCACCGTCGCCAGTTATGGTGAAGTTGGGCCAACGTTGCTTTGCCCGCCGGACAAAAGGGCTTAGTTCGGTTCCGTTTTGCTCTGCCATTTTTCTTGTCTTACCTCTACACCTTTACAACCGCGTGTTCCGGCTTTTCCGTCTAACGGAATTTCGGTTTTCCGCTTAACGGAAATTGTGCTTGGTCACGTAAATCACGTATCACGTACTACAAGAGCAAGCATCTTTCTTGTTTTCTTATATATATAAGACTCGTAATAAAATATTACGTGATATACGTGATATTCAATTCCCACCCCACCACATCCAAATCAGAGTATTTAGACTTACGTGATACGTGATATACGTGCTATCCGGGCTCGCTTTCTACCAAGGACCATGCCGCAACAACTTTCGTTTTGAATTCTTTTGTGGTGCGCCGTACTTTACGCAGTTGTTCCAACTCCAGCATTTTGTCGGCAACCCATCCAGCAGGCTTATTGTCGCCAAATACCGTGCGCCGGATATCGCCTTCAGTAAGTGGGCCATCCTCCAATTTGCGGAGTATCTTCTTGGCATCCTGGTCCCCAACATCGCCAAACACATATTGGACACTCGCTTCGCAGTAATCCCAAAAAGCAAGTGCAGCCTGTAGATGCTCCTTCCTGACGACCTTGGAACTATCAAGTAAGGCATACAGCAACGACAGCCGGACAACGTGCGCCTCGGCGCGACTAAGCAAGACATCGGTCATTGTGTCGCCACGCGTTGTCAGCCTCTTATATTCCTCCGCCCATAACAATTCTGTTTCTGTGTCGCGTTCAATCTCGCCGACGCCTTGCGCAGCTTTTACGGCCGCACGTAATTCGGCAACTACATCAGTCAGCTCTATTCGGCTCAGCTTCCCGCTTGACAACAGTTTTGTGCGCTCTGACCAAACAAACAAAAAACGATTTGCGAAGCCATTCGCGCGGTCTACCGAGGTAAGCTTGTTCAGCAGTTCGGCACGTGTTATATGAGCAACTGTACTTAAACTGACATTCTTGACCTTGAGTGGATCTTTCCGCGTAAGCACGGCGAGCGGCTTTCCGTCCCATGCAGCACGGAGAACAGCCGAAAGGGTGTTTTCCTCGCGTTTCATCACCGCCAGCAACTCTGCGAATTCAGTAATTTCGATTAACACCGCCGGGGCGATAGGTTCTGGGAGCGCTTCGCTATCTTCGTCATCGTCGGCTCGCTTCTTTATAAGTGCTCCAATCAATCCTTGACCTGTCGAAAGCCCACCCATAATCCGGTCTTTGAATCCGGGGCATACCTCCTCCATAATCTCCAACACGACATCAGTTGTCGTTCCTTTGCGCGACACTGAGGAATTTCCGACAGTTTGAAAGTAATCGTTGGGATAGTGCAAGTTTGCTAGAACCTTGAAGTAGGCCTCGCGCTGGAAAAGTACAGCCGCGCAAGCAAGTACATTCGAGAGAATAGCGTTCCGGTCTGTTTCGAGTTCAGGTTCTAGCTTTTTAACAATCTTTCCCGCCAAGCCATAAAATGCAGCATCACTCATAGGAGCGGGCTTCGGCTTCGCCCGCTTAGGCTTGCGCATAGCTTTTTCGAGCGTTGCGGCCTGTATCGCGATGTCAATGTTTTGTAAAAATGGATGCTGTTTTGTTGTATCCCTAAAATCGGCGTACTTCAGGTACAGCTCGCCAAAATCTTTGCTCCCATCAGGTGGCCGCAAAATGAGCGCTTGCGGTAGTGTTTTCAGAATCTTGGCGCTGAAAGCCTTTCCGCCGTTGTCGCTTTCGTCCTGATGCTCGGCGATAAAAATCCGAGCAGCCTTGTCTATAACTGGAATCTCAGCGTATTCCGGCAACCACCCGGTCGCGCCAGATATACCGACCGCTGGCAATCCGAACATGGTAAAAGTGTGTTCGTCGGTTTCCCCTTCGGCGATGATTAAATCATATTTCGCACCCGGTGGAATCATTCGCAACAATGGATTGTTCAAGCCATACGGGACGTGCGGGTTCGCGGGCTGAAAACAAGTGTCGTGACTGTCATGTGACAGCCTCAGTTTTCTGGCCAGTAGCTTTGTTCCTGTTTCGTCATAGTACGACCAGCCGATGACGGTTTTTCCATTGTAAGTTACCTCACGCGCGTCCAATAGCTGTGTCAACGTTTCAGGAAAAAAGCGCTTGAGTGCGCAGTATTCCGCGAGTGTGAAACCTGACCAGCTCGGTAATTCCGAGGGCTTCGGCTTTTTCTCTTTCGGTTCGGCTGTTTCTTGCTTTCCGGCTTCGCCGCGCCACTTGGTGAGTTTCTTTCCTGTAGCAGCCTCAATTGCACTGATGATCGCCTTATGGTCGCACCCTGCAAAAGAGTTGAACCCTATAAAGCCGTCAGAGTGTTCTATAACTCCGAGGCTCGGATTAGCGTCGCCATTTTTGTGATTGGGGCAGAGACAATGGCCATTGTACCAACCGCCTCTTGCCTGCTTACCCTTGATGCATCTAACTACTTCCGAAAAAGTAAGAACATCGTGCGCCATTTGTTGCACCTTTCGTCCGTTAAACGGAAACCGTCAGAGCCGATGGTTCTGCAGACATCGATTCTGACGGCGGTGCAACCGTGGGGAATGGCGTCCCCTCGGAAGATCGAACTGGAATAACGGTTTTATTGCTTTTGCCATTTTCACGATTGCACCTTGCGACATTCCCAACTGCGTGTTAAGGGTACGACTGCGTTTTACCACTTGAACAACAACTCGCCACTTTTTGCAGCGTCTTTGCCGCATCTCATGCCGTATTATTCGGTTTTCGCATACCTTGCTCGGCTTGCTCGGCCATGCGACTGGCGCGGCTTTTTCGATAAAGTTTATTTTCGGCCGCCATAAGTCAAGGACTTACGGTAGACCAAAACACGCGGAAATTGTTATTTCAATTTCGCGAGCATCACACGGCAGCCTTTGAAATTCTGCTAACGGAATTGCGCCTCTTATTGCGCGAATCTGACCAACGCTCCCGCATCGCGGCCTGCTCCTGTGCAAGCTGTTCGTCTGACGATCCGCAAACCATCGTGCGTTCCGTGGTCTGCGTTGCGGGTTTGGCTACACGTGCAAAAGCGCGCGGCTCGGGCTTTCGCAAACTCTCGTGCACCTTCTGCAAAATTGACTCGGGGACGCGCAATGAGATGTAACCGCGCTTCCGGCGCTTGAACGAGCTGCCGATTTTCAACACGCCGGGTTCATCGCGAAAAATGCTTCTGACGGTGTCTTCGCTGAGATTCCAGAGGATTGCTATTTCAGAAACGGAATAATGCTTTTCCAAGGCCGCCATTAGGTACACGTTTCCTTATGGTTGGAAACGCAAACCCTGTATGGGGGAATGCTTGACGGTCTCTAGCGTGGAGGTTCCATTACCTGCCCGGTGGCAGTTGCCGCGTAATCCTAGAGCGGGGTACTGTTTTGACCGCCTGCTATGGACGCTTTGGTGCTGACTTACGCCGGTTTCCTGTTTGCCACATAGCGCCCTTTGTAGCATCCAGCGTGAGTCCCAGTGAAGTTATTCTATCAAATCAGCCGGGTACTTACAAGAAAAAAGATAACTACAAACACTATTGAAGCTATACGGTGCTACACAGTAACTAAATAAATAACAAGAGATTTCGTATTATTATTTCACCTTTACACTAGCACCACTTATAACCATATTCTCCGAACACCAGTAACTCACTTTTTCCCCGCAATGATGCCAACTACTTTCCCGCTAGCCTTCGGCGCGACGTGTGCCAGTGACCTTCGCGCGTCAGCAATGTGTGCTTCTTCTAGTTCCTTGACCCAAGGTAAATATGCTTTTTCGGTTGTCGTTGTTTTGCTATGCCCCAACATTTTTGCGACGGTATGAATTCGCGCACCATGCCGCAAATGCCAAACGGCGAAGGTATCGCGCAGCATGTGGGGATGTGGTTTGCGCGTTCTGCCCTGCTCCGTCGTTACTTCTTTTATTCCGGCAAGATTGAAGAGGGCTTGCAATCGATGCTCGGCCTTGCGCGTATCAGAAGCAATCGCCGTATCCTTGGTACGAAACGGCATCGCAGAACCAACGCTGTCGCGCTCCAACGGAATGTCCCGCAGCAACACAACAACATGCGGCGGCAGCGGCACCGTTGCCAAGACTCCGGTTTTCTGGCGGCGATAGCGCAGCACCCCTTCAGCATCTAGCATTTCAGGGCGGAACTGAATGGCATCAATCAGCGCCATTCCTGACCAGCGTAGCAGTTCTACGAATGCTGTCAGTCGTTGCTGCCACGCTTTGCGCGTGACCGCTGGTGTGTTCTCGGGATCGTACAACGGCACTGCATCAAGAATGGCTTGGTACTGTTCGTCGCTGAAAATTGCCGTCCGGTTTCCTTTTGCAACAGTGATCCGTTTCAGCTTTCGCGCCGGACTATCATCAATCCAGCCTTGCGCTTCGCAAAACGCGAAAAAGCCTTTAACCACTGTCCAGCGTTGCGCTGCGGTAAGATCACTTCCGAATTTCCACGAGGCGCGCCATGCCGTAAGTTCAGCAGGGGTGATTTGCCCGATATACATGATGCGCTGGTCGGGCGGACGCTTTTGGTTAATTTTGTCCAGCCAATTGAAAAGATGGCCGTTGCTGCTGACGGCTTTTGTTTGCGGGTTAATGTGGCCAAGCAGTGAACGCGCCATCGCGACGGTCCCGTTGTCGCCAAGTCGCGCGGCCAAATCTGCACAATACA